CAACGGTTAAAGGGTCTATTACATTAAGCTATGGCGTTCAAATGCTTACAATTCCTATAGACCCAAACATTAAGCCAGTGGCAATTTATAGCAATTGCCACGATAATGACATGCCGGTATGCATTGGTGGCATTAGCACACAAGCAATCATGTTGAATGACAACAACACATTCACATTGTACGCTAATGTAGCTTCTAACTCATGCACAGTAAACTGGATTATTGAGTATGAGCCAAATATTGAATAGGAAGTGGAAATGTACATTGCCTATAACAAAAAGAATGTTATCACGGCAGTTTCGGAAACGCCATTCTCTATTGTGGGACAAACGACAGTTTTGAAGGATTCGCCTATTCCGAAGTCTGAATGGCATAAGCTCATAGGAACTAAGGTAAACACAGGAGAAATAAAACCTGTGTCGGACTTGCGTGTTGCTTTAATTTGCAACTGGAATGATTTCTGTGGCATAAGCACTTATACAAAATTTCTTACAGATGCCATTGCTTCCAAAGTTAAAGAGCTTCATATATTTTCAGAATTATTGCCAACGCAACCTACATGCCCAGACGGTCCTAATGTCACCAGATGTTGGGAACGTGGTCGAAGCATGAAAGCTGCAATCGACAAGATATTAGCATGGCAACCAGATTTTATCATTATCCAACATGAATTTGGTATCTTTCCCAAGGCAAGTTACTTTTTGCAAATGTTGCAACTGATTGAAGATGTCCCATATGTTGTTACTATGCATTCAATTTATGAGCATTTAGACAAAGCAATTTGTACATCGGCAGCTAAAAACATTATCGTACACAGCCAAGAAGCAGTGGACTGTTTAAGGCAAACAGGTAACAACAGCAGAGTTTTTGTTATACCTCATGGTTGTATAACCATCGACAGTGATAAAAAAGAACTTTGGAACATCTTTCAAACACCTTATGCTCTTGTGCAATTTGGGTTTGGATTTTTTTACAAAGGCGTCGATAAGGTATTGGATGCCATACATTACTTAAAACAAAAAAATCCAGAAAAATACCAGGATATTTTTTACTGTTATCTATGCAGCGATAATGTACATACAAGTATCGTACACGCTCAATACTACGATTTTTTACTCAATAAAATTGACCGGCTTGGCTTGCATGATAACGCCGTAATTATAAAAAAATTTCAGACCGAGCAAACAATCAATCATTATTTAAGAACAGCTAAAATAGCATTATTTCCATATGTTGCTGATCCTAACAATATAGTTTATGGGGCATCAGGAGCTATCCGTGTGGCAATGGCGAGCGGCATACCTGTTATTGCCAGCGACACTCATATGTTTGATGATTTAGAAGGTGTTGTGCCAAGACCATCAGATTATATTAGCCTGGCGAAAGAAATTGATAAAGTTTTTAGTAACGAAACATATCGAAGCGATTTGTTGAAAAAAATTAGTTACTACATAGAGCAAAACAACTGGTCAGTCATTGCTGATAGTTATCTTTCTCTTTATAAAGCAGTTTCAAGTTAAGACTGTTCTCCTGGCTCTAGTCCCGATAAACCGTCAGAAGCATGCGGCACCACTTCGTCTTTATTATCCGGGGTCTTACCTTTGTCTTTAAGACGTTGCGGGCGGTTTGAATTATTTCTGTTTATATTATCCAATTCTTGACGAATACGATGGTCATTGCTGGCCAATGTATGGAAAAAATTAAGCAATTCGTCTCGATGATCTTGTGCTGCTATTTTAGCAATACGTATTAGGGACTCTTCTGGAGGAACACCAGAGATGCCTAGGTCATTCATTTCTTCAAGATATTGGTGAAAGGTCTTCATTTTACCGTCCAGTTTTAGCATCTTCTGCATAGCTATATAAGAGAGGCACCCTTTGATTTGAAATAAATTCCATAAGCTTGCATAGATACAAACTATAGTAGCTTAATGGCTCGTCACCTATATAGGGAGTTAACACACATGAAAAGAAAGTTAGTGGATTTTGAAGTCTTCAAGAAGATCAAAGCAGATTCCTTGTCGGCTTCAGAAACCGAGCTTACAAAAGCCGAAGATGTTCTATCAAAGGCGTTAAATGCCGATCAGTTGCAATTACATTGCTTCGGCGAATCAGATGTAACATATGAAACGCCTGACAAGACTTACATACATGCAACTTATCAGATGAACGAAAATGCCATTCTTTTTGAAAACATCGAAGAATTGGTAATTGATGAACAAACTTCCAAGAAGGAAGCTCGACAAATATTAACCAATATGGTCGAGGAACTATTAAATAATAACGAACAAAAGGCAGAAGGAGCCTTTTTGCAATATTTGTCTATGCCAACTGTACGTCGTTCCTTATTGGAAGGCAAGTTTGGTTTCGATGACGACAAGAAAGAATCTTTTGGAAAGAAAAAGAAGAAAAAAGGCGGGTTCCCATTCGGCAAAGGCAAATTTGACAAGCATGGTAAAGGTGCCGATCCAAAATTCCAAGTAAAAGCTTCTAAGAAAATGGTTAAGGAATGGGCTTCTCTTACCGAGAACGTCAATAGTTACCTTAGCTACCAGGAATTTGGTCCTGTTATGCAACAGTCTGAAGTCAAACGAGACGAAAAAGGAAACATTGTTGCGGTAAAAATTCCAACTACTCACGTTCGTAATGAAGGCAAAATCCTAAATCTAACTTACAAGCATATGCTTGACACTGAGCTAAAAGTTATGCGTGGCAAGATGAAAACCGTCCACGAAGATCACGCTTTTTGTCGTGCTATGGCTGACTTGCGTAAGTGCAATGCAGTTTCCGATCAGCAAGAACTTCAAGATGTTCTTGAGGCAGTTGTAAGTCGATGGCCAGAAATTCTTTATCTAACTCAGACCGAGTTGGCAGAAAGAATCTCCACTGCTTTGGAAAGCATTGGCGAAGCCAATTACGATGACCAGATGTGTGACTTCATGGCTGAAGGTATTTTGCGAACTGCTGCTCATGCTTATGCAGAGCGTGTAAATAAAGTTGTACGTTTAGCTGGCGTGGAATTGGACAAAGAAGCTGTATACGAATCTTTCCAGAGTCTTGTACACAAGTTTTATCCAAGCATGGACGAAGTGACGCAGCTTGAAATGCAGGTTTTCGTTGACCTTTATAACGCTTTGGTTGACGTTCACGAAGTTGCACGCACCGACCGTAATGAGGCTTTGGTTGAAGAAGTAACTAATTTCTTGAAAGAACTTCATTCTGTGCTCAAACAAGAGGCAGAACCAACTCTCGAATTGGCAAACGAAGTTACAACTTGGTTAACTAGCCTTGTTGAAAGCAACGTGCCAGGTGCTGAAGAAAATTGGAATGTGTCTAACAGCACTCATCAGACTGTAGTTGGCGATCATCCAAGAATGTCTTGGTGTGCCAAGCAAGATGCTGTGCCATCTAAATTCCCAGGAGATTGGGGCGGCAAGTTGCCTGTAAGTGATGGCAAGAGTTATAAGAACGGTATGGAAGACGAAATGCGTGAGCGTTCGTGGGGACAAGCGGGGCCAAGGGATGATATGTGGCCAGGCTTGAAGAACCCTTATGTTCCTAAGCCATTTGGTGACTATAAGATGAAGGGCGAAAAGTCCGCAGTTGATGATGGCCAGAGTGATTGGAGCCGTTGGCAGTCTAAGGACACATGGCCGAACTTGCAAAATCCATATGTCCCAACCGCAGTATTGGGACGTAAGGCGATGACGCCACAAAATTACAAGATGAAGTCTGACAACCTAATTATTGACAAATAAGGAGCACCAGAATGGCAGACATGATGTTATTAGTTGATAGCTGCCTGAATGGGGGCTTCGAGCTTGATCTTAACGAATCTAATATTGAAAAAGGTTTGTTAAAGTTCAAAGGTAAATTTCAAGAAGCTGAAGCTGTCAATAAAAACAAAAGAATGTATCCATATGCTGTTTTGGACGAAAACGTTCAGAGGCTAGTGGAAGTAGTTAAAAGTCGTGGGTTGATTGGTGAACTCGACCATCCAACCGACAGTATCATCCACTTCAAGGAAGCGTCTCACGTAATTACAAAATTATATTGGGATGGTAACGTATTGATGGGTGAAGGTGAAGTATTAAATACTCCACATGGGAAAGTGTTGAAAGCGTTGCTAAACGACGGTGTTCGTGTTGGTATTTCCAGCCGTGGCGTCGGGAATGGCAAAGTGAATGAAAATGGTATTTTAGTAATCGGCGAGAGCTACAAGCTAATCACGTTTGATGCTGTAGCTGATCCATCCTGCCAAATGGCTTTTCAAGAAAAAGTTATTGGTAACAAGCGTGAAAGTGTTATTTATCAAAATTATAATGATTCTGGTAAGAAAAACACAGACAGTGGCATACATACTTTGAGTAAAGAAGCTGTTATCGCCGCATTGGGTGGAATTGTCAAACAACACACAAGCAAAATTAAGCGAGGTTTAGGCTAATGGACAAAATCTTAGAAGCACTCAAGAAACTACTCCCAGAAGAATCGGTCAAGGAAGTAGCCTCGGCAGTCGATGAAATGTTGACTGAAGCCAAAAAGGAACTCGAAGCAGAATTTAATACTAAGCTAGAAGAAGCCTATGCTGAGCTTTCGGGTGAACTCAAGGCAGCCGAGAAGGTAGCCGAAAAAGGCTATCAAGAAGCGTTTAGCATTATTAATGATTTACGCACACGTCTTGAAGTTCAGCGTGAAGAATTTGAAACAACTTTGGAAGAAGGCTTTGAAGAAGCTTATCAAATGATTCTTTCTGAGAGAGCCAAGAATAGCTCAATCGAAGTTGATATCTATGACGAATATGACAACAAGCTCAATGAAATGAAAGAATATATTGTCGAAAAGATCGACCAGTTCTTGCAGTTCAAGGGCACCGAAATTTACGAACAAGCAAAGCGTGATGTTCTTAACGACCCACGTATGGCCGAGCACAAAGTTGCTTTGGATAAGATCGTTGAGATTGCCGCTAGTTACCTGTCCGATGAGGACTATGCCTTCGCAACCAGTACAAAATTAGCCAACAGCGAAAAGAAATTGGAAGAGATGGCAGCACAAATTAAGATGATGGAAGCTCGCAACATCAATCTGTCTCGACAGAACACGAAGTTGAATGAATCCGTTCGTCAACATCAGGAACTACTTACCGAAGGTAAGCAGACTGAAAAGAAAGAAAGAGCACAGAAAGCACAGAAAGTATCGGGGAGAGGTAAACTCGTTGAGGATGACCAAACAAAGGTAATCTCTGAGCATCAAAATGCTCCAGCAAAGAACAACGTAGCTAACCAAGAAGAAGATACCACAAGTAACCTGTTTGAGAGCATGGGGCTGGATCGTGAAACAGCAAACCTGCTCGCAGGTACAAAGAAACAAGGCTAAATCAGTCATAATAAAGGATTCATAATATGAACGCAAATGCAAAATTCCTCAATGAAGCTCGTGAATTAGTGGGCACATGGGGCAAGACTGGTTTGCTTGAAGGCATCGGTGATTACGATAAAAAGGGTAGCTTCCACGAAAACCGATACGAAAAAGCTGCATGTGCAGTCCTTCTTGAAAACCAAAGATTAATGAACGAAGTGTCAACGGATACGAGCGATATCGCAATGTTCAAGCGTATCTCGATCCCATTGGTACGTCGTATTTACCCACAGTTGATTGCTAACAAGATTGTGTCCGTCCAGCCATTGCTTGGACCAACAGGTCTCGTTTACTACTTGCGTTTCCGATACAGTTCGGACAAGGGTGCAACTCGTGGTGCTAGCAACAACGGCGGCTATCCAGCCGATGATGTAAACACCCTTATGCAGAGGGCAGATGGCACAGGCAACTTGGACATCTTCTACACGAGTCAATTTGTGCAGAATGAGACAAGCAGCACTGATCCAGGTGCAATTGTAACTGCTGTGTATGCTCCTCTTGAGCACACGCCAGTATTAGCCGGTACTGTGACAGGTACGGTTTATGACGGCGGCGTTGCTATTCAAACCTTCACGGTTTCTGCTGGTGGCACGTTCACCTTCAATGACCTCGTTGGTGGTTTGGGCACCAAGGCTCTCTCTGGTACGATTAACTTGACCACAGGTGAAACAACAGTAACCTGGAACAATCCTCCTGGCTCTAACAACTTGGTTTTGAGCTACGAATATAACATGGAGTGTAACCAAGACCTCCCAGAAATTAACTTGGTCGTAGAAAGCGAAGAAATCGCTGCTAAGACTCGTAAGTTGAAGGCTGTTTGGTCTTATGAAGCACAGCAAGATTTGCGTTCCCAGCACAACTTGGACGCAGAAGCCGAACTAACGGCAGTCTTGGCACAGGAAATCAACCTTGAAATTGACCGTGAAGTATTGACCGACCTTAGAAATAATGCCGGTACGATTGCAGCATGGGATTTCAACACGGCTCTTGGCGAAACTATTAAAGAAAAATACGAAAGCTTGTATATCAAGATCGTAGAACTTTCTAACGTAGTTCACCGTAAGACTCTCCGTGGTGGTTGCAACTGGTTGGTAACGTCACCAGAAGTCGCCTCCATCTTTGAAACCGCAACGGCAGGTTTTGCACCGGCTCCTTCTGAGACATTCACCAGCAGCTTGGGTATCCAGTATGTTGGAACTGTCAACAACAGATGGCGTCTATACAAAGACCCATTGTTCCCGAACAACCAGATTCTTCTTGGTTATAAGGGTGACAGTTACATGGATTCGGGTTATTTTTATTGCCCGTATGTCCCGTTGACTCAGACGCCAGTTGTGCTAGACCCAGAAAGCTTCTGTCCACGTAAGGGTATCTTGACCCGTTATGGCAAGAAACTGTTGCGTGAGGGAGCAAAATTCTATGCCAGAATGACTATTGCGAACTTCATTATCTAAATAATGATGTTAAATTAAAAAAGCTCAGGATAATCTCCTGGGCTTTTTCTTTTTATTAAAAAAGAAAAAGCAAGAACAGTGCAATAAATAAGTTTATGCATGCAATTACCTTCCAAGTCAATACAATTGATCCCTCATTACTGTCAAGCAATCTTCCTGATGAAAACATAGAAAACATCTTAAATCAATGGAGAAACGCAACCGTTTGGGTAGAAACTGTTAACAGACCACTAAAACATGGGGACAGGTTTACGCTTTATGGCAGGCAAGCTTTCCATGTTAGGAATCTATATCAAAATTTCAACAAAACAGTACAACTTATTACAGTTCCTTCCTCTAAAGAAAATGCATTGTCGATAAGGTTTGATGGTAGTTTCTATTTAGAAAATACAGACCCAATTGATTTACCGATTACAAACGAAATCAGAGCTATATTTGGTTGGGTGAAACCACATGTCAATCAAACACTTATGCAAGTTTTATTTGGTTATGGTTCAAGTGACAGCCAATCAAATAAAGAATGTTTCATGGTGTACAATACCGGCACTTATCATGACCGTGAAACAACTTATTGGGCAGATAGTAACGGAAATTATATCACACCAAATTTCCCAGAAAATATGCTGATTGCCAACAAATGGAATTTAGTTGGCATGACATTTGATGAAACAACTGTGTATGTTTCTTTGAATGGACTTACTTGGCCTACAGACATTACTTTAGCAACTGTTGCAGAATTCATTAGAATTGGCTTTGGCCCAAAATGGAATTTCGGGCGGGATAATTTATTTATCGGCGACATACGTGCTGTAGGTGTGTGGAACGATTATTTAACTCCAGAAGAAATTGCTGAACTGTATCATGCTAGATTTCAGCCCGCCGCAGTTACGACACCTGTTGTCTATGAATTATTGCCAGCCAATATATCCAAAAAAACCGAACTCGAAGACCTGGAAGCTGTTATCCTTGAGCCGCTTGTTGCAGAAGCTATTATTGAAGACTTTTTGTTAACTTCTTCCAGCGAAACGATAGATGTAACCGAAGGCGGTTCGTTGATTGCTCACGAATTAGTATTTGGCAACATATTGACTTCTGAAGGAGAAACATTAGAAGTAGTAAGTAGTTTTGAGCCTTTCATAACTTCTAATGATGAAAATTTGCAATTAGCTAGACCTGTAAGCAGACTAACAAGTTTCTGGAATTTGTCAGAAGATGACATTGTTGTTGATAGTTTAGGCAACAATGACTTAACAATAGTCTCTACAGCAGCAGATTTCTCAATGAGTAGTTCAACTATACCTATAGGAGAAAGCATTAGCTTTACTGACGAAAGTATTTTAGCATCGAGTTGGTTATGGGACTTTGGTGATGGCACAACCAGCACTGAACAAAATCCAGTTCACACTTATTCTGGATCATCGGCTACTTATGCGGTAACTCTTGTGGTTGACGACCAAACGGCATACCCTGCAACACACACAATAACAGTGTTGCCACCTGCTTATATTTATCAACCAATGCAAGGAGAAACATTAACTGGAACTTTACATGGGAATGCCTTGTATCTTGGCGACAGCTTGAGACTGACTTCTCACACCAACGGTGTTAATGGAGCGATTGATTACAACAATGCGTTAAACGGAGTAACTTCATTTACTGCATACTTTGATCTATATGCTGACGGCAGTGCTGATGCCATTTGGTTCAATTTCTTTAATGAAGACATTCCTGTGTTAGAAGAAGACCCAGATATTCATAAAGGATACACGGTTTATTTTGATGAATATCATGGCACAATAGCAATTGTAAACGATGGTGAGGCTCTGTTAGTAAGTGATGGATTTTCTTATCTAGGTGACGCAACCTGGAGAACGGCAAAGATAGAATACAGCAACAAAGTTTTCAGCATCTACTTAAACGATGTGCTTATTATGAATCTCGATGATTTTGATAATGTAAGAGACTTGTCAGGCACACATGTAGGACTAGGGTCACGCACAGGAGCAGCATCAGCACTTCACTTGGTAAAACAATTTATAGTCGTTCAGTAAATTGCCAACGAACTATAGCAATGTCTTGTTGAGTGATAACAACCGTGTCAGCATCAGGAAAATTGGTTGGGAAATAAGTAGCATATTTCATCCAATCAAATTTCCTGAGAAAGACACGGCATACCAAAATATCCGTCATTTTGGATACTTTGTTGATTAACTCTTGTCCTGCTAAATTTATAACCCCATCACCAATAAAAGCCCCTGCCCTAAACCCCATCATTTCGAGCCAATTAGCTTGAATACAAGGCTTGTTTATTGGAACTGGCGACAAATCCACAGCTACATCACATAATTCAATCAAATTAGCCGTCATGCCTAAAAGGTAAACAGGTTTAACATCGCCCACAAGTTTTTTATACAATTTTACTTCTTCTTCGTTGGGGCAAAGTGGGGGCCTCATTGCAGTCACATGCCAATGAGTCACATCAGAGGTTATTACATCTAATTGTTTTTTATTCAAAATTCAATTCCTTGGCTTTGGAATTCTTTACAAGTTTTGCATTGACCACAAGTAATAGCAGTTGAATTTTTATAGATAGGCGTCCTGCACGACCATGTAAGATTAACTAGGTCTTTTGGCAAAAATTCAACCAAGTCTTTTTTTGTCATGTGTTGAACTGGATAAATCTTGGAGGCATTGCAAAGAGCAGAAAATATCTTATTGGCTTTTTCAATTCTTGAACTAACAGAAGGTGACAAATCTGTTTTAGTTAACCCATAAGCAGCGTATTTTATGGAAGGTATCATGGAACAAATATTTCCAGCCATAAAAGAAGCGATATCGGCGTCCCACACAAATTGATTGTTGTACACAGGATATTCATGGGTGCTTTCTGAATAAACAAATTTTGCACCTAAATTTTTCATATAGCCAAGTACGTTAGCTACGGCTTTTGACTCTACAAATGCACGTTTTTCCGCATTTTTCAAATTCATATGATGAATATGAAGAGAGCTTTTTTCTTTAATAGCAAGTTGATAGAAAGCTCCTGTAGAATCTAAACCACCCGAAAACATGAGTAAAATTTCCATAAAAATAAATGAGTGCAAAACGAAAAAATGTACGCATGTTTGCATTTTAGAAATATTCATTAGAGCCTATATAGGATTAAATCCTAGTAAGGGCAAGAGATTGTCTGAGATTGTACATAACGGTACATATATAAAATAAGGTCGTCAGCTTAGGAGAACACATGGCAAGAATTTATCAACTTGATACAATAAGTCAAGAAAATATAATTGATACGGTTAACATTCCGGCAGAAGACGTATCTGGCTCTGATACTGTTCGTATTACGCTAGGTCAGTTATGCCAATATTTTTTCAGTGGGGCTTCAAAAAATGATGGCGACGAACCTTTTGGAAACTTTAATATTTGCTTAGGCGATGAAGCATACGCAGGCGGCGAACAAAACATTTTAGTTATCGGCAATAACAGTTATGGAATATTTAATCGTGCAAGTGCGGTAGGTTACAATAACTCAGCAAGTGGTTATTGGTCTTCTAGTGCATTTGGTTACAGAAACCAAGCAACGGATAGCCAAACAAGTGCGTTTGGTCACAAAAACAAAGCAAACGGTTACGGTTCATCAGCATTTGGTAATGACAACACGGCTAATGGCGATTGGTGCAGTGCATTTGGTCAAGGTTGCACTGCTCATGGTGACGGATCAACAGCATCTGGTTATTATTGTGGCACTGGTGTTTGTTGCATTGGTGGCGGAAACGGTAACGAAGCCACTGCAATGGGCTATCAGTCCGTGGCGAATGGGTTCGCTTCGACCGCATTTGGCTGGAATGCAAAAACTAGTTGGGACTACACTGTAAACATTGGTGGCATTATTGTTGTTCGTGCAGATGACGGTGACGATGAAGGCCCTGAAATTGCAGCTTACAGTGGTGTAACTAACGTAATTTTATCACATGATTTGGACCTTACTTCTACTCAGTCTGTAACTATTACGCTACCGGACAACTGTAAGTTCTATGTTGAAGAAGTTGGCATTATGGTTACAGGTCTTGCTGTAACTAACCTTACTGTCCAACCTACCATCCAGTTTGGTTGGACAGGCACCGCAGGTGGCATTCTTGCTGGACAATTAACTACTGGCATGACTGCCTTGGGCAAAAGAGAAAGATACACGAGCTTACTTAGCTATGATGGGCAAAGCTCACTAACAGCCCATGTAACGGTTGCGGCAACAGCCGATGCTTTGAGAGGTAGATTTTATTGGAAAGGTATGCTAATCGAAGATACCCCAATTGGGACATAAGGAGAAACTATGGCAGATATTCATGCTACTCGTCCGGTAGTCGTACCGGCCACTGGCAGCGTTACCTATGATAAATGGTTCATGACCAGCTTCAATGGTAAATATGACGACAAAAAGGGCATTACCTATGTCACTTTACATAGGGTTAATGTTGACAACAATGGCAAAATGACTTTTATGCCAGACGGTCCTGATTCGGATATTTCGATATCACTAGACGTTTGGAAAGAAGTGGCAGGCACGCCAGAGATCGGCGTAGCATTAACGGCCATTGTTAACGCTATTATTGCTTACGGTACAAAGAACA